TGGATGCTTAAAACTTTTAGTAAATATAAAATTTATCTGAGCCGTTGCAATAAAGCTGAATCGATGCAAAGGGTGACTCTAAAACTATCGAATTTGAGCCGTCGATTGTTTGTGAACCAGATGCCACAATTGTAACATTATTGGTATTTGCGGCGCCGAATTCATCTTTTACCACATATGTTTGACCATTTCCGAGAAGACCAGCTGCAGGTAGCGTTATCGACAGAGGACCATTCTGAGTACTGGCGCCAATGTAATAATCAGTAGTTGAGGCGGTGATTGATGTGCTGATGAATCGTCGAGACAATATCAATCCTCCACCTATAGTCAACACGTTGCTTTGAAAAGATAGAGCAGAGGAGCCAGAGATGTTTCCATCATCTTGTTTAATCTGTATGGAGTACTCTGGTCCCAGTGGGTTTGCGCCGCCACTGCCTGAGATTCCTGTTAGTTGGCTGCCGTCTCCTATGAAGATTGAGGCGGATATCCCGACGCTAGCGGAAATGTCACCGACAACTCCCAATGTACTACCATCAAACGTGAGATTACTTTCACACGTTAATGTGTTTGCATCTCCACCAACATTCGTAATAATCGCGTTGTTGGTTGCGTTAGATACACGTGGTACATTAATAACTTCGCCACCATCAGATGTGCTTAAGTTTCCAGATAGAATATTGGCAGTAAGCGAACCACTGGCTGGCAAATATTTGTGCGCCGCAATGATCGTACCAGATATAGCATTGTAAGCCATTTACGGTGTCTCCCTTTATTAATTAGAAGACAAACCAGTTGGCTCCATTAGAATATAAACTAATTGCCGGTAATGTGCCGGTAAGTATATAAAACGAGGATCCATCAATTGTGTAACCACTTGAAGCGCTGAGTCGAATATTTGTTCCTACTCTAATGACTTCATCTTTAACCAGAAGCAAAGAGCCAGAGCCATAGATGGAAGCACTTGGTATAAGTATTTCGACATTTGATGTGTTTTGTACACCCAATATATAACTGGGAGCACTGGCTGTTACTGACGTTCCCGTTACGGGTTCGTATAGAACGTTCAAACCACGCACATGAACTGCTTCGGTTGTTGTACTCGCGCTTAATATCTTGTTATTGGCTTCATCGATAACTACAAGACTACCAGTTCTGGAATGTAAATCGTTATCACTATTACCAAAGTACGTTGAACCACTAGAATCAATCTCGGTAACGTTTTCGATATGATAGTGACTGGCGCTGATTATTCCATCGACCACCAATGTACCAGTCATCACCAAAGTGCTGGCTGTGTATCCACCATACGCAGACGTATGATATAAAAGACTTGCAGACCCGCTGGTAGAGTTAGCTCCAGTTAAAAACTGAACTGACCCTGTTGGTCCTGCTGCCTGTCCACCGCCGGAAGTTCCGCAGTCTACATATGCCCATCCAAATGACATGTTTAGCCGACTCCTGCGGATCCGCTCCAAGAGTTGCCGGAGGTTGTATTACATCTTTGAGATGGAATCGTCGTTAAGCCTGATACCACGTCGCATGTGCCAGCAGTGGCGCCATAGAGCCAAATTTCTGACACCTTTATCTCAAACTGTTCCGACTTCCCAAAGCCACCTGACCCACTGGGTGGGACTATAAAGTAGTGACTCTCATTACCGTCGGGTCCAGCAATACCTTCGATGCCATGGGCTGAGAATCCAACTCTTAGGTCTGATACGCCTTTATTATATACTTGAAACCATCTACTCACGTATGGTAGAGATACCACACGAGCAGTATCGTTGTATATAACACTCGAACTTATATAAGGTCTTCCGCTTACTTGATAGGCAGGAACGTGGTTTATGCCCACTTCCATGTGATATGATTTAATAAAATTTCCATTTGAATTTGCCATAATTTTAGCTCCCAATTTTTAATGCATTCAGTATAAATAGTCAGTTGTTTCTTCTGTCGCGCCTTTCTTTGGCTCTAAGTCTCTTTTGTTCTTGTCTAGCTCTAAGTCGGCGCGCTTTTTCACTCTTTTTTCTTTTCTTAACAGAGGGCTTCTCGTAGTATCGTCTTTCTCGGGCTTCATCCAATATGCCTTCTTTCTTGGTCTTGCGAATAAACTTTCTAATCATTTTCTCCGCATTGCCGCGGCACTCTCTTGCTGTTACTTTAAAATTACACTGCTTTTTCATTTCATTGCCTTCCAAACTTGTGATGCTCCACCAATAAGAGAACTAATATCAACTCCGGAGTCAGTAGGGTTTCCTAAATCGGAGGCGCCGGCTGTGGTTTGTTGCTGCGCTGGGGCTGGTACAGTTCCTTCAAACAGATTAACACCATTATAAGCTTCACTTCCGATTGCTTCCATCATTTTTGACCGATGCTCTTGGATTCTTTGAGAAGCTTGTTCTGCTTTCTTTTTAATTTCAGGATCTGAGGAGAGTGATGAGCGTTGGGGACGCTGTGGTGTCTCCACAATCATGTTCCCCTGCATTCCTTTAGCTACTTCGGAGACCACGTTCGATAGAACGCCCTCTTCTATGAGTACTTCGTTAATACATTCTTTAACAATTGGCTTAATTAGCCTTTTTAAATCAGTCTTGTTCATTTGTTTTCCATTTAGGTTTGTTGTGTGTCGCCTGCCAATAAATCACTAACTTCTGGATCTTTAGCGGCTTTATTGAGATCTGCTTGGTTCTTCTCTCTATTGTCATCCATAGCTTGAAGATCGACATTTTTACTGATCCAATCAGTTTGTATCTTGGCTATGCTTCTTGCTGCTAATAATTGCTGCTCCGGCAAATTATAAGTATTCTCATCTACAACTTTTTGCCAAAACAACATCATCGCGCTGCCCACAATATATTTCTGATAATCTGATTTCAGAAGAGCGAATATCATTGATATGTTTCTTTCGAGAGCAGAGTTAAATCCTGAATTGTCTTGCTCGTTTAGAGAATCAGTACTAAAACTAAACAATTGTTCTCTTCGTTCCGAACCACTGAATCCTGTTATTCTATCCAAGATTGGAGCAACTGCAGAAGCTCTCCTTACATTCAATTTTTGTAATATTTTAACTACCGAATCATATGCCCCTGTCATCATCGAAGTTGCAAAACTGTTAATCAGTGGTTCGATCTTGGCTTTGGAGACCGAGTTCATAACCTTATCGAGCCCTTCCGGATCATTCTTTTTAAGATCGGTGAATTCCGGGGTTTTCATCAGAGCGTCAAACTCTTGCTCAGAAGATGTCTTTTCTATTGCGTTAGTATTTCTAACAATAAGTGCCGTCTCTTCTTTATCTTCTGGGGTATCTTGCTGTTTCTTTTTAGTAACTGCTCCAGGTCTTCTCATGCCACCTAAGCGACCTTTTGGGCGGTCGCCCATTCCGAACTTCTTTAATGCGTTCCCAATAGCACCGACTGCGTCTATTTCTGATAAACTTTCGCTATTGGTTTTCGATTCAACCAAAAAGCTTTTCCACTTATCATGAAAGCTTTCGGGGCTACTCATCATCCAAAACCTCGTTCAGTAATCTATTGATTCTGTCGGCTTTGGTAAATACTTTGTTTTGAAACTGTTTAGCTTCCTTCATCATGAAAGCACCAGGAGTTGAGGGCTCCGATACAAAGTCAAAACAAATTAGCTGAAAGTCATCTTCAACAACTGTATTGCCTTGTGATTCTGATACTGATCCCATTCCACGGGATGATATCCCAATGCTAACACCAGCACGGACAAGTTCTTGTAATACTTTGCCGGCGGGAGTGTCGAGCACTTTTGCTTTGCCCATAACATTCTTGCCGTCCCACCAAACCTTTGTCATCATATGTGACGCGTTTTTAAGATTGATGACCGAATCTTCAGGATGATCTAGTTCTCCCAAAGCTCTTCGTTCACTGACGAGCTTATCATAATTTTTCATTTCGCGAACGAGAACATTGTGAGGATAAACGCGACCGTTTCCATTGACGGTATCTGATCTTTGAATAATTCCAGATAGATACATACCACCGTTAGCAACAAACGCCTTTTCTTCCTCAGTCAGTAAATCTTGACAAACGCCACCATCGCAAAGTTCGTAATACTCTCTCAATAATTTCTGACTCATAGCTAAGATCCTTTGCAGCAGCGCCTAACTGGCTGCAGCATCCACTTATTTGTCCAAGTATTTGTGTTCATATTTAACTCCGTTGTCTCCAAAGACCATGTTTAATATATAGGATGTTCCGGAAGATAACCATCCCAAGAGGAAAAAGTTAAAAACAGAAACTTCAAAACTAAATAGTTCTGTAAATGGTGAAAGCAACATCAAAGCCCAACCTACATGAAAACCCATGCACATTGGACAGTGAAAAACTTTCCCGTAACCACCGAGTGAATCCTTTGGCGGTCTAATTTGTTTTATAGCCGGCATGTCGCTATAAACTAATATCTGTGTCAGCCCGTAGGCACACAAGATGAATGTCATTAATTCCATTAATAATCCTAAATGGTGTATAGGTAGTTTAGTGAGTATGGGTCTCGGATGAAGCCCGGTCGGATAGACCCCTTCTCTGTAGATTGGGGGACCTCACCAAGTTCGGTAGAGTCCTCTTTGTCTGGATGAATAAGCTCGTCATCCGTCATGGACACTATTGCTTCCATAGACTCAAAGTATGGTCTCTCTTCATCAATAAACTCTGAAATGTTTATCAAAGTCATCTTTGCTGAGTTTAAGTTTTCTTTAAATGAATCTTGCATAGTTGCTTCAAAGGCACCGCAAAACGAAGATGCTTGAATTGACTCAGGGATTACAAGACCCTTTTTTCTCAGGTGAGTGAAAAGTCTATTTTGAGCACCGTATACAAGATCGCTCATGTTTTCTTTCGGAAAAACAACTACCTTGTTACTGCTTGGCGACAAGACGATATCTATGTCTCCATGATCGAAGATCATAAGATCGCCGTTCATACTCTTTCTCAAGTCCATCTCAAGTCGTACCGTGGCGCTTTGGTTGCCACGACCAATCTTAATCGTTAGAGCCATTATCGCTGATTTCCTTTACAAGTTCTTGAGTTTTCAAAATAGAAAACAATAAGTCATCACTAACATTTGAGCCAGAGTACGACTCCAATTTTTCAACAACACGAGTTGTCTTATCAGCCATATCTTTGTCTGATTTGATCTCATCTGTCATGATCCCACTACTGAGTGCTTCTTTGAGTCTTGAAATTTCATTATTTAGAAACATTTTCAAAGACACTGCGTTGTCTGAGAATGACAAGATATAGTGTGTTAGAAGTTCTCGTTGTTCTTCTAACAGATTGTTGGAATATTTCTTGTTAAATTTCTCCACAAAAGTTGTTATCACTAAATCATCAACTGTTTGGGTCTCAATCTCTTGAATTTCATCAGACATAAATGTAACAATCTCATTTTCTAAAAGAACCTTATCCTTTGGAGAAGTCTTCAAGGAAAACATCTGATCAATTGTAGCTAATGTTTTATAGTTGGGAACAAAGTTGTTAAAAATATCTGAATCAATCTGAATGTTTACATCTTTTATTGCTTCTGATTGAGCCTTGAACAATGCTGTCGGATCTATAAGTCTCTTTTGCATCTTAGTTTCGTTTAAAATTCTTCTAGAATCCTCCGTGCTCAAGCTTTGATTCTCTGCAAGTGACTGATAGCATTGTAGATCCTTTCTGAGTACTGAGTTAAATCCGAAATGCTTCTTCACAATCGAAACTACCTTTTCCTTAGTCGAATGATCGCCTCTCAAAATTGCAGCTGTCGCCTCTTTGATAAGCGCTTCATACACAAGCGCGGTGTTTCTTTTCTTATTGTGTCTTCTCTTCATTTTTTTGCTCCGTTAATAAACTATTATTCTCTAGACTCTCTAAAATATCTCTAACTGATTCCGGGACGCGAAATAATCTATCTTCTTCCGTCTGTTCCTTCAAATTATAAATAGATGCGTCTTCTTCATAAATACCTTTTGCAATACTTGGAATACTATTGATTTCAGATCCTGGGAACACATTACGTGTGGTATTGCTACTCTTTTCTGCACTTCGTTTGGCAGCATAGTTTCGCTTTCTTGGTCCAGAATCCTTTCTTCTGTCATTTTTCACTGGGTTGTATGTGCTCTTTTCATAGGTTCTTGGCGCATCACGAGAACCTGGCGGTACTGCCAACAATGGAGAATCATCACCACCAGCATCGGCGTCGGGTGATGCATCAGGACCCGCATCTCCGGCTGGCATTTCTTCTGGTCCACCAAGATCAAGGTCTCCTTCTCCACCAAGATCGCCACCTAAGTCACCACCTAAGTCGCCACCGAGTCCTCCACCTCCGCCTTCAGCGCCGGCGCCACCTTCGGCGACTGCCTGGAGCGAGGCGTCTTGTTTACGATCATAATACATTTCTCTTTGGTTCCGTACAAAGTCTTCATACGACATTCCAAATATATTTTCAGACACCCAGCGACGACTAAAGAACCCTTCGGTTGCCGAAGCAGCAATGTCAAACTTTGCCTTCCAGTGTTCAATTTCTTGAAGTTCAGATATCTTTGAAGGATTGTTGAGAGAAAGACTGAAGCTCAGAAGATCGTCGCCGCGGAAGCCCAATGTATACAAGTGGATGATTCCAATCTTTTCAAGCTCGGCGATGATAACTCTTTGAAGTCTCTGGATCGTTCTTGCAAAGCGAATGTCTTTTTGTGCAAGCGTTGTCTTATCTTCTGCTGCACCTTCACCCATCGCAAGATATGCTTGGGGAATTTTTAGCGCGGAAAAAAGCTTGTCACGAAGGTACTTAATGTCATCAATTTGTGTAATGTTTTGCCCACCCGCAAGGTTAGTAATCTCTGTAGCAGAGCCTTGTCTTACTGGGATGAAATAATCTTCTTCAATAGACATTGGGTTATAGCGCAAATCAACTCTTCCAGTGCTAGCATCAACGACTGAGTGTCTCTTAAGTTGAGTCACAATCTTTTCCATATACTGTTCAACATCTTGTGGTGGGATTGCTCCAACATCAATCTTGAAAACTCTGCGTTCTGATGAGCGTACTACTCGA